TATCTCTTTGTGCGTACAACTCTGACATTACTAAATGGCCTAAAATAATATCTTTTTCTTCTTTAGTTAGGTTCATTTTTCTACCTGCAAATTTTCTATTTTAATAACCAGGTTAGAAATTTTTTTTTCTTGGTTTTTAATAATAGGATTATCCAATGGTTGATTGCCACTTTTAGCCGCACCAATTAGGTGCTGTAAAGTGTCTCTTTCGTTTTGCAAACATATTTGCAAATATTCTGCTGTGCTAAATGCCATTACTTACCTTCCTTAACCAATTTCATAAGCGCTTTAGTAACTGGGTATACCAGCATATCATCGTGCCATCCTGGTGCTTGCTTTAATATCTTTTTAGACACTACTCCGGTTTCTAAAAAATCGCCTATAGTCACTTTCATCGTTCCAAAAACTCTACAGTCAAAGGTAACCGTTTCATCCAGGCTGTTCTTAAGCTGTCGCTTTAATTTTTCTAGTTTATCGACTTTTATTTTCATAATTTTTTCCTTATGTTGTTTGTTACAGTGTTCATATTAGGGTAATAAAGTATTAGAGTCAACACTTTTGTTCAAATTAATGTAATTTTTTTTTGATGATTTTATCTTCTAGGTTTTGCAGTTGTTTAATTTCTTCGTTGGTCATAAGCTGCATTTGATAAATCATAACTAGGCCTGCTATGTGGTTGTTTATTTGAAATAAAGCTTCGTTAATTTTTGATAATTCTATTATTAATTCATCCAAGCTTTTCATGTCTTCCTTTTTTATGCTCATAGTCCGTTCCTTTTGTTCTGCTTATCAAAATATACTCTAACATAATATCTTCTTATTATTGCTATTAAGGACAAAACAATTAATTGGCTTAATGATATTAAAAATGAGTTTTGTGTAAAGATAAGAACAAGCGTTATGGTCAGCCAAGACAATGGAAAATTAAATACCGCACCTATTAGCGTATCAACGATTGATTCTTTTAATGCAGGCTTGTCAATTTTCATGTTTTTTCCTTAACAATGATTATACATTAATTTATGTTATAAACAACACTTACATAAAAAAATGAATATTGAATTTTTATAACTTAGTTACTACTAGCATACTGACAGCACCTGCAAAAAAATGGGTTTGCGGTCATAATTTTGCAAACTTTTAAAATTTGGTTTTGGAATCCAATAGAGTCCCGTGTTTATAGGCTTTCTGGGCGCATAAAAGTGTAGATGTTAGCACTGTGGACACTATGCGACTTGCATAAATCAACAATGCCTAGTACAACAATAAATTATTGTGTGCGCAAGTTACTGATATTAGGTTGTTTTTTGTTTAAAGTAGATTTTTTGGTCAAAAAAAACTTTTTTCTGGGCAAAACAGTGCCACATAGTTTTTGTTAGAAATTTTATACTTGCACTAAACTCTTATACATCATCTAGCTGTGCATCAATTATATCGCCACCAAATATTTCTTTTAGTCTGCCTTCTATATCTTTATGGCTCATATTATCCAGATTGGCTGTGATGTTTAAGTTCTCTGTCTTCTTAATCTTCAACCCAGCAAGCTCGTTCAGTTCTCGCAATGCAGATACCGAAGCATTGAATTGGCCTTTGTTGTAGGCCTCTTCGCTAATCTTCCATAACATTTTTGCTGTCTTCTCAGGTGTGATTGCATACTTATGTGCTAACTCTTCACGACCAACCTTGATTGCTTTGAGTACATTTGGATATTCTTTACCGTTTAAAAACCTAGTAGCTGCTTGTGCCGGGAACTCGAACCCTGCTCTTCTTGCAGCCTCGGTCTGTGTGCAATTATCATTTACATAATGCCAAACAAAGGCTGTTTGCATATCAGTAAGCTCAAACTCTGGGTCGTCTTCAAATGCCGTTGGTTTATCAACCAAAGGTGTATCAGGAGCTTTCTTGCCTTTCTTTTTATAATTAGCCATCAAATGTCCTTAAATTCAATAATAGGGTAGAGGGTAGAGGGTATGCTTTCCCTATTCTTATATATTTATATATTAGCCATATAATATATATACCTGTACACCTATATTATTATAATTATTATTATTATTAATAATACTATACCCTATACACTAATAACACCATAAACAACGGTAGAATCAGCGTTTACGGTCAGGGTAAGGAAAAGGGTATTGTCCTCTCTTACAGTACCCTATCCCTTACACCAGACGCATAAAGCTGTAATGTTGAGCAATTTACTATGCCCTACCCTACCCTGTAATTATCTTGCTCTGAATATGTATAACAAACATTGCAAAGCTCGGTCCGATAAGTGCCTTAAATGTTCAGGTATTTTTCTTTTATCCATAATTTTATTTTACATGTATATAACTAGCCACACAAAGAACATCAGACTGCCCACAGCAATCCAATACATCTGCTCATCGTGTTTCATCTAATCTTTGTTCTGCTAATATCAAAAGTATCTTGTTTCTATCTTTAGTTTCATCGAGACCATAAGTATCACATACAGCACGTATCTCGTCTTCAAGCCAGCCGTTTTCATCAGCTCTTCTTACCCTAGCAAATGCTTCTGTAATTGTTTCTTTCATCTGTAAACACGCCCTGTATATTTTCCTGCACCACCCAAAACAGCAAAACATATATCCTCTAGGTTGTTTACAGGATATTGCTTTATTTCGTAGTCAGGCATCCAATCAAATTCTTCCCTAAACCTTTTTAAGTCTTTGGATTTAACAATCCATGTTGTTTCTTCATGTCCATTGCCACCGTTATCATTTGCTATATATATGTGCATTAGGCTACCCTCTCATCAACTATTGTTATTGGTGCTGTTGGCATTTCTTTGTGTAAAGTTTTTGCAATTTTAACTGCCTCACTTTTTGTAGCGACAGTATCATGAAAAAGTTTACTGTTTACCATTTTTCCATTTACCACTCTCGGTGCAAACCAAAGCACTATATCCCATTCTGGCTTACCCAAACCAAGCGTTACATTGTCAGGGCAGACTACTATGTGTTTTACTTCTTTCATCACGCTTCCCCCTCTTCTTTCTTAATTAGCTTATCTATAATTGCAAATGCCTCATCAAGCTGCTGTGCTACATCACCATCACAATATCCTAAGATTGCATCATCTAATGTTTCTCTAGCCTTTTTTAATTGTTCTAAGTTTTTCATTACGCCACCTCCTCATTTTGTAATTTGTCAATTCTTCTATCCATCATTTTCTTAAATCTTTTTACGTCAGACGAGCCGCACTTTAATTCAGAGCAATGGTACATAGAGCTTGTGCAGTATAATTCAACACCCTGAAAACCGCCTCCGTATGTGCGATGTGCTAGTACATCATAGCCTCTGTAGGTGTACTCCATTGGTCCTGCGTCTTTCTTTTTGCTTAGTGGGTATTTCATATTTTCTCCTTTTTTATTTGATATACCTATATTATACACAGCTAACATTTATTATCAACACTTTTCAACACTTTTATTTAATTATTTTTCATCTGCAATTATGATTGCTCCATCAACTTTTATGTCAGTAAAGTTCAAACCACTGACCTCTTCGTTGTTGACTTTAAATATGACATCACGAACCAAGAGCCTAAGCATGGCTGCTTTCTGATACAAGTTTAATCTTGCATAAGCATCAATCACTTCTTCGCCTGTCATCTTGCTTGCGTTTTGCAAAGCATCATCTTTTTTACCAAACATATATATCTCCTTATTATGTTTATATTTCATTACCCCAAACATCCCAACCATTTGCTTTTTCTCTTGCAAAGAGTTCAATGCGTGTTTGTTTGCCAAATAATTTTTCTATATTGTCTCTTACTTTACTAGGTTTTTTGCTGTGTTTAGTTCTCAATGCCTCTACCTTTTGATAAATATTGTTTACCTTTTTATGCTTTAACATTGCACCCCTTGTACCAAGCAAACATATTTCATAGTTTTTCATTGTCCAAGCACCAAGATTAGCCACAGTTTTACCTGTTTTTGTTTTCTTTTCCCAAACAAAAGCTACCGTAACATACTTAAAACCCCAAGATTCTATTGTTTCTATCGCTTGTTTAATATGTGCGTCTGTCGTCCAAATAAATAAAGCTGACTCGTCTTCAGCAATATCTTTAACAGGCAAGTTTTTAATCCAGTCTTTCGATTGTGTTGGATAGTGTTTGTCCATGCTTGTAAAACGAACACCGTTATATTTTTGTAGTTCTTTACTGCTAAAACTCCATGGCGGGTCTGCGTATATAATTCTATACTTTTTATTTGGTAAATTGTTGTTCATCAAAACGGTGACTCATCCCAAACTTTATTGTCTTCAGGTAAGTCAATTAAATTTACATCATAAACTTTTTTGCCATTAGTCTTTCTTGGCTCAACACCACGGTCAGTCAATACTCTACTTGCATCTTTAAAATCTATGTTACGAGGATTGCGTATACCCAATGCTCTAAGCAAAGCTGTGAGTTGCCATGGCTCTTTGTCTTCTGCATCAGCCATAAAGTCAACGTGTTGCAACAGCAAGTCTTCGACCGCACCCTGTGTTCTAAAACCTTCATTGCTTTCTTGTAACATATCTCTTTCTTCTTTAGTCAGATACCAGTTCTTATGTCCCGGCTCGTAGATAGTAGCTTTGACCTCTGCCCACACTTGTTGCATATCAATACCATGGTGCGGGTTTATGTCTGTAACCTTAATACACCAAAATCTTCTATTACCACTACCGTCTGCTAAAAACTCAGGTTCGTTTACCGATGCAAAGAAAGCTGTACGCCTTTGGTAGTTAGTAAAACTTCGGTCATAGGGCAAACGCATCTCGTCAGAACGGGAGGTAATAAACGCTTTGAGT